ATGTTAGATTATAGCCAAACTCTTTTTTGAAAGTATTATATTTAGAAATATAGAATGATTCTAATATTTTAAGGTCCTTTAATAAATCAATTTTTGAATCCGCTTCTATTTCTTCAAGAAGAGCCCATTCAAAATTATCAAAACCATATTTCCTCAATGCATTATAAAAATACAGATTCTTTGGAGATTTTTTGAAAATCGAAAAATGCTGGGACTTCCTTTGATTTAGTGATTTCGTGGAAAGCCCAATATATCTTTTTCCATTTGGAGAAATAGCACAGTATATTATCCCCTTATACATACCCATTCTTTGCTTTCCACTCTTCCATCATTTCTTCAACCCACGGAACCCGGATTTTTGTAATTCTTTTTTCTAGTTTATTAACCTTCACACTCTTATCAGGGACATTAAATAGCATTATGGCATCTTGACCCTCCTGCCAATTTTCCCATCTCTCTACAGCTTTATCAATAAGCTCTTTTTCAAAATGGTTTTTAGCGCTCCAGTTAACTAGTTTTTTTCTTAAATCCTTTCGTACCCAGGCTAAATGTTGCATTCTGATTACCTCATCTGGAAAGACATAAGTTCCTATATTATGAGGATTCATAATTCTTCTAGTAGGATCTGTTGGTCCAGGAGCAGGTCCTTGATAAGTATAGCTGAAGAATGTTGAATGTATTCCTGGAACTAGCGGTCTAAAAGGATAAACAAGATAGTGTTCAAAATCCCTATAGTAATTTACATAACTCCAATATGTAATAGGCCACCCATTCTTATTAATCATTTCTTTAGCAGTTCTAAATTGCTCTGCATCATAGAACTCGTCAGCATCTATATTTAAGATATGAGAGCATCCTCTTTGTTTAGCAATTTCGATTCCCATGTTTCTCTTGTCGCACTCCTGCTCTCGGGAATACTTCGCAAAATTAGGTTTAAATTCGATAAGTTCATCAATGAGACCTATCTCTTTCAATCTAGTAATCTCATCCATATCCTTTTTATCCATTGGATTTTTCCAATAGCTCTTTTTCTGATATATTGCTGCAACCCAATCAACCTGATCCCTTATTTCTTCAATAAGATGTTCTAATAACTCTGATGCGTCAAAAGCGTTTATTGTTAATCCCAATTTTTTTATAGCCATGTTAAATATTTTTAGCTTTTTTATTTTTATCTTTTTCTTCTAGCACACCCAGAAGTAATTTATCAATTCGTTTTTTTGTTGCCCGTCGGCTCTTTCTTATATGATATATTTCAATTCTCATTTTTATTATCCAAACCCATCCTAATGCCAAAAGAATTAGGAATAATGCAGTAAAGATATGACATGCTGTTTCCCCTTCAATGCCTAAATAAAAACTAGGCAAATCGTAAGCATCCCAATATAGTTTCTGTAAAAATTCCCAAATTTTTGTCATTCATAAGCATTATTTTTTAAGGCCAGTAAATAGTTCTGCTTTAAGAGACGGATGATATTTATAGTCATCTAATTGGAAATCATCAATAGTTAATGCTAATATATCATCCAAGCTATTAAGCTCTCTATTTATCTTCATTTTGGGTAGCTCTAACGGAGTTCTGGAAATTTGCTCTTTTACTACAGGTATATGATCTACATATAAATGTGTATGGCCGCCTATCCAATTAGCTACTCCTGGTATCATATTTACAGTCTTAGCAATAATCATTAGTAATAATGACATTGATGCAATATTAAAAGGAACACCGAGAAATGTATCACATGATCTCTGATACATGTTAAGGTCAAGATAGAATTTAGGCACTCCTTGCACATCTAAAAATGCTTTATCAAAAGTATAGTCTGGTTCATATCTATTTGTATGAATTGGTCCATGATTTCTATACCACTCATTTCTTTCAATATTAGACATAGGTCTTACTATAAAATGATAGAGTAGATGACAAGGCGGAAGAGCCATATCTCTAAAATCTGATTTATTCCAGGCATCCAAAATTTTATATCTTCCGTATGGATTCTCTTTCAGGTCCTTAATAATATCAGCAATCTGGTCGACCCCGTTCTGATTCCTCCATTGGTATCCATAAACCTTACCTAAATCTCCCAACGTGTATCTCTCTCCGCTATTTTCTGTCCAGTAAGGAAGTTCTGGCTTGTCATCGCAATAAGGATTTTTTATTAATTCGATGAATTCATCCATTGATAATTCATCACCGCTGGATCGATCATGATACTTTTTCAAATACCATCTATATCCGTCCCCATTCCAGATATTTACGTTATTGTCTACAAGATATTTGATATTAGTTTCTCCTCTTAAAAACCATAGAAGTTCATGAACTATTCCTTTCCAAAACATTCTCTTTGTAGTAAGAAGGGGAAATCCCTTTGAAAGATCCATTGAAATATCGCCTTTAGAGATCTCAATGGTATTAGGCATATTAGCCCGACCGCTCTCTTTTTCAACTCCGTTATCTAAGATATTTTGGAGGAGCTCCAAATATTGCTTCATATAGTTATATTTTATAGATTATATGGAGTTTCTTATGATGGGTTTTATCCTAATTCTAATATGCCTTTATTGGATCCTGTTCCAGAAAATTCAAATTTCACTTGACCCTTCTTCATCGCTTCTGTTATCTGCTGTCCTACCGATAGTCCAATCTGAGCAGCAATTACATCCCATTTTGGCTCTCCAGTTTTAGTGGTCATTGCGGTTTCCTTACCTTTCGATGAAGAAGTTGTTGTTGAAGCAGCAGAAGCTCCTGCATAAGATTTTGATGAAGTAGATATTTCCAAAGATCCCTCTGAAATTCTCTTTAATATATCGCTTAATTTTTCTGCGTCCATTTTTTCTATGCTAACTGCTAAATCCCCCATTCCAGACCCTAGGTCTTTTACTGCCGCTGAAAATCTTGAAAGTCCATCTGTAGAAGTTGCTATTTTATGAAGCTTTTCTAAAACCCCATCGACCTTAGATAACTTACTCTCTGCTGATTTAATAGTTTCGTCAGATAGAGTTGTACTAGTAGATATAGACGTTATAAATGCAGATAATGATTTCATTATATTATCCGCTACTGTTTTTACATCAAGAGGTGTTCCTATTTCTTTACCTTCCGCATCAAGAATAGGGATTTTTAACTCAGCCCCATATTTAGCATAAATTGCTAATATTTCGGAAAATTTAGAAATGCCAACTAATAACCCGGGTTTAGACCTTCCAAATTTAATTCCAAATGCGGAAAATGCCTCTGTTCCAAGTAATGCGGCGGATAATTCCATCATAGCTTTCCCTTGCTTCCCGTCAAATTCGAAATCTTTTGTATGATCTGTAATTCCTTTAACAAATTGGGCAAAAGATTCCACGATATTTGTAACAACATCAGTAATTTTGACCTTGGACGCTACCTGTTTAAATTTAGCATTACCATCTTCATCATTTCCATCAGGAACTAGATCTACAAATCCGATCTCTCCATTTGGTCCGAATTGTGCAAATGTTTTAAGAACATCCGCAAACATTATAACAGCGGATAGAATACCTCTTCTCCCTGTAAGAGCTCTTCCCATTTTTCTTATGGCACCAGCTTGATCCTTAGTTAATCCCTCTGTAGATGCAATAAGAGCTGCTAAAAATGAAGAAATAGAAGTAGTAATATTAGAAGCAACCTTAGTAACATTAACCTTTGCTCCAAATATTGGTTTTCCGTCTTTATCATATCCCTCTATGATTCTCATATTCTCTAATTCTGCAAATGCTGTAATAGCTTTTGCAAACTGAGATAGAGCAAGAGACATAGACATTAAGACTGCAGTTCCAGCAAATATCTTAGCACTATTTTTTATAAATTCTGCTATTCCTGCTACCCCCTTTTTACCTCCAGATAATACGCTAAGTCCACCTATGAATCCTTCGAGAGTTCCTCCTATTAATACAGTAAGTCTCTGTCCTATATCTTCTCCTTCCAGAGCTTTTCCTGTTTCTACAAGTTTTCCTATACTCTTAGCAAGAAGTATAAGCGCAGCTGATAATAGGATCATTGTTATAGCACCTGTCATAACAAGGCCTGCTACTACAGGAGTTCCTAATAGAGCAAATAGACCTACAGCTGCAAGAGTTATAAGGCCTATAACTCCAAGACCTTTCATGATAAATTTCTTATTCTTATCTTTCTCCTCATCAGTTGCTGAAGCAGGAGTCATACCGGTCATAAGAAGTTTTGCAGTTGTAGCAAGAGCAAGGATTCCAATACTTAAAACAACCAGTCCTGCAGACATCCAAACGATACTCATAAATCCCTTAAATGTCATGCTCTTCATTGCTCCAAGAATTGTAAATATTAAAGCCATGGCAGCTACAATCCCAACAATCATAAGCATGGATTTAATGATTGATCCGCCAGATTCTCCACCTAATATCTTTGGAAGAAGAACTAATGTAATAGCGAATGAAAGAATCCCTAAAGAAAGCGCGGCCATTCCAAGACCTATATCTTTAATTACATCTGTTCCTTTATCTACAATTTTCTTAGCCATCCAGAGTAGGCCAAACATCAAAAGAACCCCCACAACTAAGCCGCCCAAAAATAATAATACATCCGTAGGTTTAGCTAGTCCTAACAACATTCCAGTTAATACTAGGGATCCTGCAAGTGCAAGTATGCCAAGCCCCAAATATGCAAAAGAAAGTGATATATCTTTAACGGGTTTAGCAACATCTTTTAGTGCTTTACCCATTTTTTCAAATGTTTTGACCGCATTCTCAACCTTTCTCCTCTTTTTAGCTTCACCAGATTCAGCCATAAATTCATATAACTGATCTAAACTCCAGATAGCTCTCTCAACTTGTTTTGTTCTAATTTTTCCTAAATCTCCGAGGCCCTCAGCAATAGAAGGAAGAGAATTTCCCATAATGCCAAGAGAATCAGCAATAGTCTGCATTTTCTTAACATCCTTATCTTTCGATTTGGATGAAATATCCATCATTCCTCTTAGAAATGTAAAAAAAGTTTTTGTAGATTTAGGACCTATCCCAGCAAAAGATTTTAATGCTCCTCCCAGTTTCGAAGCTATTGATCCGTCTCCCGATCCAGCAGGACCCGGAACTGTTGCAGCTGGCTTTGCTGCGCCTCTTTGATTTGCCTCAATCTTTCCTACAACTTGAAGGATCTGATATAATAGCTCGTTAGCATTTTGCATATATGTAGGACAATTTTATTTATATATCCCAACAATAAAAAAGTGCTCGTGAGAGCACTTTATCCTATTTTAGGCATACTTAATTTAGGTATCGGGAGTTTAGGAGTTTTAAATCCTCCATAATTTGTATCTCCTGCTTTAGGCATTTTAGGAGCTTTTTGAGAGGATTGTTGCTTTTTATATTCATCCTCCTGCTTTTTATATCTCTTATTCTCCTCTGAAATCTTTTCATCCAGATCTTGAAAGAGATACTCCATCATATAGAATTCTGCCTTATCTGTATCCTCCGTTGTCCATCCCCATTTATCAGTTGCGATAAAATATATCTTACGCAAGCTGTGAAAATGGATCTGAAATAAGGAGAATAGATTTAATCCCGCCTTGAAAGTTTAGCGGAATGGTCCGCTCACCTCCTTGCTCATCCCTATATTTTATTACAGGATTGATCGTGTCAGCAAATATTTTTCTGATTTCAGTGAGCATAGAAATCTCGGCATTCGACCAATTCTGAGATTCATAAACAAATCTTTCATAAGATGCATCGTTAAGTCCTCTCCAATCAGGAATAACAAAAGGAGCAAAATTAAGAAAGTCCTGGTCAAAGGATTCCTGCTGTCTCTGTTTTCTATTGATATAATTCTTTAGCCAGTTAGTAACGCCTACAGATGGGAGATGCACATTTAGAGTTTTTCCCGTTTTAAATTTTAGCGAAATACACCTTTTTTCCGTATCATAATAGCTCATAAGACGATCATCAAAGGTTATATAATCTACCATATCCTTAGCGACATCAATTTTCTTCGTTTCAGATATTTTAACCTGTAGAATGTTTTCTCCCTTAACGAAAGTTCTTTCCCTAATAGCTAAGAGAATATAGAATCTATCTACTTCTTTAATATCTTTCCATGAGGACAAACTATTTCCTGGGAATTTAATAGTGCAGCACCTCTCAACAACATAATTGAGCATATCGTCAAGCGCTGAAAGATCATCCTCATTAAGAGTCGACCAGTGTCTTATTTCTCCAGTTGTAGCTGCTCTTATAGCAATTTCTGTTCCTTCCGGATAGAATAAACCCTGAGTTGGCAGATCTTTTATATTAATTTTATCCCAGCCAATCTGATTACCTAATGATACTTGATCTGGTGATTTTTGCCAGGGAAGCTTTGATTTATCAGTCTCTGCTATAGGAGGTCCTACGTGTGCTTCCATAGGAGGATTAGGAGCTTCTGTTTTTTCCTGATTCTCAACAAATTGTTTGATTTTATCTTCTTCAGTCATATTTTAAATATTACACGGTTTATCTATATATCATTATAGACCGAAAAACCTCCCTGGTTTTAACAAAAAAAGACCTAATTCGAAATTAGGTCTTTTAGGGAATTTATAAGGAGATTAGGGTTATACAATGGTCTCATCCCAACTGTCGCAGGCCAAGCCGTAGCCTTCAATTCTATAGATTTCTTCTGACTGATAATCAAGTTCAGGAGCAGGAAGAGCAGTTGTTGGAAATACATTGTAGAGCTTCCACTGCCAATAAGGATTAGCGGCTCTATTATAAAGAGTTATCAATGCCCAAGGAGCTACATAATCTGCTTTTAATCCGGTACGACCAGTTAAGGGGTCATAAACTAGGTCATTCCACTTTCTAAGAGTTTTTAGAACGTATGCACTTGGGGTTCTATTTAGGTTAACTTCAAATTTAAGAGTTATATCCATAGTGGTCTTTTCTGGCTTTGGACCAGCAAAACGCCTTTCTGCCCACTTATAGAACTGTCCTATTGGAGAAGCTGGGAAAGAGTTAGACTCTAGACCTCCTATACTTTGAACGTTTTCAAGCAATAGATTTGTGTTCTCTTCCGTCGATCCAACACCAACAGGTAGCGATATCTGAACTGTCCATAAGTTCAAATATAGCGGCTCATATAATTCCTGAGATGCTCTTGAATTTCTGAAATGTGGTAAGCCGAAAGACCCCTGACTTTTAAAATTTTCAGCCATATCGAGTTAATTTATTTTATATATTCATTTTTTAAGCTGCTGTAAATCCACCGGAGCTAGCTCCACCAGACTTATTAACAGTGATACGGTTAATAATTTTCTCCATACCTTTAGTAATCCAAACTCCAATATCAACTATTGCAAATCCTTCATCAACTATTTCAGCCGTATTATTGCTTTCGTCCATTACGATTTCGTAATTGTAAAGGGCTCCAGCATCTTTAATGCTTTCAAGAATTGGAGATATAGTATTAACAACATTAAGTCTCATTACTGGATTATTGTACTGGAATACAAAGTTCTGAAGAGCTTCATCCACCTGTAGTTCTATTGTATTAAGAAGTTCCCTTACATGTAAGTAATTGTAATCGCTTCTAACAGCCTGGTATGATGTTACGTTAGCATAGATAAGAACCTGACCTGTTCCAGTTCTTTCGATGATTGAGTTATATCCGAATGGTTCGAGATAATCTCTGTCATATCGGTCAATCATATATTCTACTCCTGCTAAATTAGGATTAGAAATAACTCCATTCTGGTTAGCAACAATTGCATAAGGATCTCCGCCTAAGAATTTTCTGATGTATGAGTTAGAAACATCAGATGCAGGTGGTACATCAATAGTTGTATCGCCTTCAGTATATCTTAGGAATGGTCCAAAGACTCCGCAATATCTACTTCCATTATCCTCATCGGGAAGGGTAAATCTGAAGCTTCTAGGCATATCAGGGTTACCTCCTTGAGCAATCCACTCGGTTGAGAA